CCATCTTGTCCTGGACGTAGCCCTTGAAGCGCTCCACCCCGTCAATGAACGCCCGCTTGCCATAGACCGGCACAATCGGGATGCAGTCACCAGCAATGAGGCCCTTGTCCTCAAGAACCTCACAGCCGCTCATGATGTATTTGTGGATGCGGCAGCGCTTCAGCTTCCGGTACGTGACCTTCCAGCCCATCTTCTTGAGGTCGGACAGCTCATCCGGGTCGATCTCGCTTTCCCAGTAGCGATCCTGCTGCTTGGACAGAGCATGGGTGAGGATCAGAAGCCTCTCGGTGACTTCCTCGCTTTCGTAATATTCGGCGATCTTGACGACATCGGGCGTGAACCAGTCGTAGGGAGGATCAATCCGTTCCTCGGGCCAGTCGTCCAGCGCGTCGGGATAGTCCTCCTCGAACTCCTCGCGAGACTTGGCGGTGATGACGAACGCGAACTCTGCCTTGCCCTTGGCGTAGGTCGGGTCGTCGGGGTCGAAGAACACGCGCTGGTCGGCATCGGGGATAATCAGGCCGGGATTAATCCGCTGCGAGTCCGATTCCCTGTCGTAAGGATCGGCCCATTCATTGGTGAGACGATATGCCCCGAAACCGCCCGACGCCGCCTCCATGAACGCATTGTCGCGCGCTTCCTGCGAGGAATAGCAATAGCTGTCGGCGCGGTGCAGGCCGTCCAAGGTCTGGGCTGAGACATCATCGCCCTTGCCGCCTGCGGGGCGGAAGTCGGGAACGATGCGGTTTTCGTTGTAGTCGCGGTAGATTTTCTCGAGGCCGTCCTTGGTCAGGTTGATCTCGACCTTAATCGCATTCTCGAACGTCTCGCCCCAGTCGCCTTCCCACATCGCGCCGGGGATTGCGACGAAGCGGCGGGCAATGAGGGACAGCGAGCGCTGTTCCAGTTGCGGAAGGACGGCGCGGTCGAAACGCTGGCGGGCTCGTTCGTGAACCTCCTGCAGCTCGTCGTCAGGCGTCTCCTGATTTTCGAGCGCGCTATCGGGTTCTTCGGCCATAGCTGCTAGGCTTACCGTTTGGCGAAAAGCTATCCGATTGAACTCTTACTCGGAACCGTTTCGGAAGAGCCGCGTTTGAGCATCATCCTGGGAGGGCGGATAGCTGCGCCCTCTTGGCGGTGTGGACGGAAACCGAAGCGCCGCGTGAGCGAGACAGACAAGGCTCCTCGTCAGTAGGCTGCTCCCGGTCGCATCCCCCGCCCCGATACAGCAGCGTGAACGCGAGGAGCCTATCTCTTCTTCACCACCATGCGCCTAAGCTCCTCAAGGGCCTTGGCGGCATATTCGCCATGCTCGCGCAGGAACTCGCGATGCTCCATAAATTCCTCTTTCGTCATATTCATCTCCTGTAAGCCAGCGATGGAATGCTGATCGGGCCGTCATTGTCCGGCATGGCATTCAGCGCCCGCCGAGCACCTTCAACGGCGTATCGCAGCGCATCGATCAGGTGGTTGTCCTTATCGGCCAATACCGCCGTAACCTGTCCCGTCAGGCTGTCCACCTTGTAGCTGTAGTGCGTCAGCTCGTCGATCAGGTGGACGCAGCGCGGGTGAATGATGAGGTCGTAGCTCTTCAGGAACTCGACGCCCTCCTCGACCGAACGCGCGCCCTTCAATGCAGCCGCAATCCTTGGAAAGCCGTTCCTCCGCAAATGGCTGATCGTCTCCGGCCTCGATGAATCCGCCGTCAGCCAATATTTCTCGGCATCGGGAATGGTCATGAACAGCGCGGGCAGATCCACGATCTCGGCCTGAAGCGCCCATGCCTCGTAATCGACGTACAACTTCTTGCCGTCGATGTAGCAGCGTACAGCGCAGCTCGGGTCGATGCTGAACCCGAAGTCGGCCCCAAGCCTGAACTCGGCACCATCCCACGTCTCGAACTCCTCGATCTTCCAGTTCTTGAATACCCGCGCCTCTGAATTGCGGCGATACTGGCCGAGCCAGACGTGGCAGTATTTGTCGTAATCGCGCGCCTTTACATATTCCATGCTCTCGCGAAGCACGGACGGGAACCACGGATTGTCCCTGTAATTGATCTCGCGAACGATGCTATTCGGCGGTGGGCTGAACTCCTCCCCTTCTTCGAGAGTGCCGCCCCGGAACATCGCATCGACGGGATCGGTCGGAAGGTCCGGGTTCCACGTCCATATCAGCCTTGAGCCTTCGCGCCGGATCGTCGGCTCAAGCGCGTCAATCGAGCTTTGGCTGAACGCCTGCGCCTCGTCGCCCCAGAACGTTGTAATGCCCTCGATCGAGCGGATGCCGTTCGCATTGCCCTTGATGCCTGAGAACAGGAACAGGCTGTCGTTCGGTCCCCTGATCTCGTTGTCGGTCGATGTGAACGCAGCCCTTACCCCAAGCCGGTCGATTGCGTCGTCCAGTAGGCGTTTCGATGAGTCCCTGATGCTCTTCTGGATTTCACGCCCGCACAATACGCGCTCGTGGCGCTGCATTGCCTGGAGAATGAGGACGGTCGCTACCGTATAGCTTTTGCCGCCGCCGCGCCCTCCATGCCACGCCACATGCCGGACAGGCTTGAACAGGTCGGTTCGATATGCGGGCAGATCAAGGATCGGAAGATCATTCTCCGCCACCGGCAACGTCCCTGATGATGAAACCGGCGGGCAGGGGGTTGTCGGGATCGGAGCCGATTAGCTGCTTCTCGCGCCAGTCATGCGGGAAGCGAGCGGACATCGACCGGCTGAAGATCGCGGCGTCGATGCTCTTGCTCAGCATCCCCTCGCGGCCCGTCCGTTCCCACCATGCCTGTGATTCCTCGCGCGCACGCGCAAAAGCTTCCGAAAAATCAGGATGCGCCTTCGTCCATTCTGTTTCGAGCGTACTTCTCGCCACGCCTATCGCGCACGCCATCTCGACGACGCTCATTCCCTGCTTGCCAAGCTCGATTACCCGCTCGCAGTATTTGGGATCGTATTTCGACGGGCGGCCAGCCTTAGCCATTGCGAGGCCACCTTGTCACATTGCCGTTCGGCCAAACGACCGATACGCGCAACGGGGGCTCTCCGGGCTGGCGCTCACTGGTCCTCACCGTAACCGAGCTCCGGATTATCAGGATGAGCACCCCGACTGCCGCAAGCGTGACAAACAATCCCATCTCACCATCCCCGCTTCGGCAATACGGTCGCCACCACTTCGCCCTTCAGCTTCAGGCGCGCCCCATTGCCCATCTTCACCGTATCGCAGCCGAATGAGGCGGCGGCATCGACCATTGGTCCGGCAGTAAGCATCTCGGCTTTCGCGGCCTCGACATCGACGTTCCACACGCGCTCCAGATAGCGAAGAACGGCATGGTCGGTGATCTGGCACATAACTTCCCTTACCCTCGCAAATCAGCGCTCACGGCGCGATTGAACTCTTGCCCGAGACGGCGTGAATACGCTTTCAGGGCAGAGATCCCCGACGCGCATCCCCTCCTTGTAGATTTTGCGCCACACGGCCCGCTCGCTGCGCTTCAACACGATCGCTATGAAGGCTGGCTTCTTTCCCCGCTTCAGGTAGCGTTGAAGCCTCGATATTTCGTCGCGGGTCCAGGGCTTCTGCCCCTTCGGCTCACGCTGCCTTTCGAGAGCTCGGGACAGGCGATAGGATTCGTCCCGCGTGAGGGCGCGTTCGCGGCTGAGCGATACCAGGGCGTCGATATTGCCTTCCCTCCCCATGTTCCCCGCCTCCCAGGCTAAAGTGCTGCTAATTCGCTCTCCGCAACCGGCACGATTTTCCCGCCCTCGCGCCGCAGGAATCCAACCCTCAGTCCAATCTCCGCGATCCACTTGGGCATCCGGTTGACTTCGGCCTGAGTGAGCGGCGGAGCTGGTTTGCGTTCCGGTGGCTGAGGAAGCGGCGGCCCAATCCGTTCGACGGCGTATTTCCGGCTTCTCAGTTCGGCCACGCGCTCGGCAATGGCTGGCACGATTTGAGTGTGTCGCGTCACCGAACGCCTGACTTCTGCGCTGATCTGTCGAACTTCGTCGGTGCGGATGTCCGCCAGGGCATCGACGGCAGAGGCGAGCCACAGCGTCTGCTGATCCACGGTCATGGATGACGGCGCAACAAGCGTGAGCATCTTCGCCAGCTCAGCCGAAAGTCCCTCCGCTTCGTATTGCCGCCTGAACCCTTGCGAGGGCTGTCCCGGTCGGATTGTCAGATCGTTCATCTCGTTGGTTCCTTGGATCGTAAATCGCGCCCCATCCCTTTGCGGTGCAAAGCTCGATCAACTTCGGCGGCGGAATGCCCGTCTGAGCCGAGACGCGGGCCAGGTCGTCGCAAAAGGCTTTCCAGGCGGTCGGCGTGTTGCTCAACCGCTTGCGCTTCCTGTTGGCGAGCAGATCGGTCCAGACCTGAGGATTAACCCCAACCGGACAAGCCCAAGCGCGCGGTGAGGAACCTTTAGGTTCCGAACTTATATTCTTCCCTTTTTCGCTTCCTTGTTCTGTGTCCCGCGTCTGTCCCGCGTCTGTCCCCTGTGCTGTCCCGGTAGCTTTCTGGTCTGACTGATATTCGTCGTAATTACAGATGGTTATGACGAGGACGCCTGTCCCAGCATCTGTCTCAATCATGCCCTCGTCGCGCATCCGCTTGAGAATGCGAGTAACCCAGTTCTTGTTACGCTCATGGGCGGCGGCGAAGTCGCGCACCGAGATGGCGAGCTGGCCGCGATCAAGATAGATGCCGCGCTCCTTGTAGCGGACGCGGACGGGCTTCCACGCCGCGCGCATGACCATCCACGCGAACACCATTGCCTCGGCATCATTCCTGAACGCTGGATGCCCGATCAGGGAACGGTGAATGCGAACGTATCCGCTCATGCCGAGAATCTACCCGGCGCGGATTCACGCGCATAGAAATCAGGGGTGTAATAAGATTGTGGATAGCTCACCCGACCAGCCTCTCGCGCAGCACTTCGAGGTCGATCAAAGCTTGCGCGTCAGTCTCGATGCGCTGCTTCACGGTTTTGAGAGCGTGAAGAACGGTCGTATGGTCGCGGTTGAACCGTCGCCCGACTTCGGCGATCGAATGCGGCGTCAGCTCGCTTGCCACGAACATCGCCATTTGCCGGGGATGCGAGACGCGATGATATTGCTGGCGGCTCGTCATGGCCTCGGCGGGAAGCCCATAATATGCCGCCACGGTCGCCTGTATGTGCGTGATGAGAAGGCGTGGCCTCTCCGGCGCTCCGCACATCGGGCAGGGCTCCGGGAGTTCCACAGGAAGCGGCAGAGGCTTGTTCTTGAGCGGAAGCGGAACGATGCCCTTTGCCAACAGGATCGCATCGCGGAGCATCGCAGATCCGGCGCGGGCATTTTCGGCATAGTTCGCGTATTCGTCGGTAGCCAGCGCGCTGATCTTCGTGTTCAGGCGGCGACCCTCAAGCATTGCAACGACGCTCACTCTTCATCCTCCTGAATTTCCCAGGGTACAGTCTGACAGCCACAGAACATCCTTTGAGCTGTGAGACAGACTGTCCTTCCACAGGCTCGACAAATCCTTGTCGGACATTCCTGAATACGGATTGGTGGTTGAGGAGTCTCAGCTCCTAGCCAGAAGGTGGTGGAGGGGGTTTTCATGGCTGGGCGATGTCCTTCGGACCCGCGCTCTCGCCCTTCGGGTCCAGCCCCTCTTCGGGGTCTGTCCGCTGACGCGCTTCGATCGCTATCGCATCATCGCGAATTACCGCCTCGATTGCGCGAAGCTGGAACGCGACTTTGGCGCGGGCGAGGTCGCGGAGAATGTCGCTCATGCGGCTATCTCGTCGATCTTGCGGCACTCGACGACTTCCGGCAGTGGCGGCAAATCAAAGCGCGTGGATTTGAACGCGAAGGCGAACTCGCGGGAACTAGTCGGATTCCAGAATACCTTGCGGGACGCGACCAGTATCCCGTGCCATTCGCGCACCCGATAAAAGTGGTAGCTTTCACGCACGAATAAGCCGCGCATCGCGTAGGCGAAGTTTTGGGGCGCTCCGGGCGCGAACATGTGGCCGTCGCGACGGCGGACGAGAACCCAATCTCGCTCGCGCTTCCACCCGCGTTTGCGAAGGGCGCGGACGATGAGAAAGTCACGCCAAAGCCCGCGCAGGGGACTAGCGGCTTTGCCTGAGACGCGAAGCGGCTCAGCCCCTTGGGGCGCAGGCCCGGTCGCCGAAGGGGTAACGCCCTGATTTACTGGCATAAATCCCCAAAGCTCTCCAAGGTCTGCAACACCATCGGCTTTCCCCGATCAAACTTCAGAACAACAAAATCATGATCCCCCAGAGCTTCGACGATCCACTTCGCCAGCTCCTTGCGGGACTTGCATTCGCCCTTGAGCTGCTGTCCCCAGGAACAGGTCAAAACCAAGTCACCCTTCTCCTCACCGGCTCCTGAAAGCGGAATCCGACGACAGGTCAGCCCTCGCTCGACAAAGTATTTGCGAACGAAGTTCTCGAGGCGGAAACCCTTCTGGTATGGCGCTCTTCCCCCGGCCATCGGCTATGTTCCCCGGCTCATGCGGCCACCTTCACGTCGGCGAACATTCCAGCGGCCTCGCGAATGCGGCGCTCGGCGATGGCGGCGTAATCAGCGCTCAACTCGCAGCCGATGAAATCGAATTGCTCGGCGTCACATGCGAGCGCCGTCGAGCCTGATCCCATGAACGGATCGAGCACCGTGCCGCCCTTTGGCGTGACGAGCCGGACGAGCCAGCGCATCAGCGAAACAGGCTTTACGGTCGGATGATCGTTGCCCTCGCCGCGCTCTTCAGTCGTGGCTTTGGCGCAGTAGAAGAAACGGGCTGCCGAGCCGGAGTCGCCGCGCGGAAGCATCTCCTGTCGCGGCCCCCAATCGCCATATGCGTTTACGCTCGACTTAGGGCCGTATTGCGGGCCGACAGCGGCTGCAGCGCCGTCGCTTTCAGGAAAACCCGCCACAACTTCATCGCTTCCGTCGTGGCAGAGATTGGCGGGCCAGCGGCCTTGCTCTGTGGGCTTGGCCGCGCCGACGGTTGTGCCTGTGCGATATTGCTCGCGAGAACGGCCGCCAGCGTCGCGGTCGAACGTCTTGTTGCCTTCACCCTCAATCCTACACCCGTCGATATTAAGCGCGCCGGTTCCGTGCTTCAGGACATTGGCCGCAATCGATTTTTCGGAAAGCGGCTTGCGGGCGAGGCAGACCGGCTCAGTCGCGGGCTTCAGCGCCGTGCCCCAGCCTTCCCATTCGCGGGCGGCGTCGGTTGCGGCTTCAGTGACAGTCGGCACGAACTCGCGACCGTTGTCTTTCTTCCAGCCCTTCTTGTTCTGATCGGCGCCGGGGATCATGCGCTTCACAGGCGCACCCTCTGCGATCACTTCTCGTTCAGCGCCCGCTGCTTTGTCGATCGCCTTCGAAATGTCGTGCGATTTCGGGAATCCGTTGCCGTAGTGCCATGCGATCATGTCGCGGACTTCGAAGCCGGCATCCTCAATCGCGACGGCCATTCTGTGGTAAGTCCTGGTCCCGCTGAAAGCGACGAGATGACCGCCTGGCTTCAGCACGCGCCAGACTTCAGCCCATGTTTCTAGCTGGAACGCGACATCACCGCCGTCCCATTGCTGGCCCATGAAGCCCTTGCTCGCTCGAGCATAAGCGCCGGTCGCGCCGACTTTGCAGGGCGCGGAGTTTTCAGCGCCGAACCGCTTCACGATGCTGGTCAGGTGGTAGGGCGGATCGCAGACGACAGAATCCACGCTCGCATCGGGCAAGTCGCGCAACCGCTGGCGCATGTCGCCGATGAGAATGCGAACGCTCATGCCGCCTTGCTTTCCTGCTTGGGGACTTCGAGCTCCAGGGCGCGCTGGCGTCCACGAAGAACGCGCTCGCGTTCGGATTCCTCAAGCCGCTCAGTTAGCTCGGGCCACGCCTCGCAAGCCCGCATCCAGGCAACCACGTCCATTGCGTGATCGCCCGCAATATACTTGGAGATCATGTCCTCGCATTTGAGACCGAGGACGGCGCGCATGTCGTCCGAGGTTAGCCCGCGAGCGACTTTCACTTGGCGAAGCGCGCCGCCGATGTCGCTCAGCACATCGTTGCGTGATTTGCCGAAGATTTTCGGAAGGTCCATCGTTATAGACCCGAAACGCGATGATCGTGCGAGTCACCGCCTGCACCGGCCCGTCCGCCTTGTTCGGACCTTCCCCCCTCCGCCATTCTGCGGGCGGGCCGCATTTCCTCTGGAACGTTGGGAACATCGCCGAAAGCGTCAGCGGGCGATACGCGGAGCGCCGAGACGTGAAACAGGCTCGGCCCGTCAGGGTGAGCACGCGACGGCTGAAAGCCGGGACGCCCCAACCTATACCAAGCCAATCCCGATATAGAGATAAGGGTTGCTGCGGTTGTGATGATAGAGGTGGTGTCCATCTAGGCAGCCTCTGCCCGCGCGGCGTACCAGCCAGCGACCCATGCCTGATGCAGCTTTCCTCGAGGATACGGGCATTGCGTGATCTTGCGGCCAAGGAGATAATCCCATTCGCCGCGCTGCCTCGCGCCCGCAGTCGTATATTCCCCCGCCGCGCTCATCAGTCCGGCCAGTTTTGGACGGTGGCGAGGGAACGGGCCCTAGGAAATCTGGGCAACGTCCTAGGGCCCACCATGCGCGCAAGGGGATCGCGCGCTGTAAACACGGGAATTAGCTTTTGTCCGATCAGTCGATGACCGATGTATTGCGGGCGGATCATGCCGCTGCTCTGTCGTGGTTCGGATATGTCGCCATGAAGCGGCGCAAGCGCTCGACAGTGTTGAGGCTCGGACTCCGACCGGCTTGCAAATCCGAAACGAAGTTCTTGTCGTTGAGCGCCAGCTCTCCGAAGCGCCGCTCCGAAAGGCCGTGAGCCTCAATGAACGCTCCAATCTCATCCAACAGAGGTAGCATGACCGCTCTAATGGGGGAAATATCCCCAATCGTCAAGCCCTCGTGCGGGATATTTCGCGAGTTCCCGTTCGATCTATCCGTGTGTGATATTTCCCCGATGGGCGACATCTATGCAATTCGGGAAGCGATTGAACGGGAAATGAAGCGGAAGGGGTTTAGCCGCCGCAGCCTGTCGTCCGCCGCCGGTCTCAGTGAAAGTGCCGTCCGCGACCTTTTGACGAGAACCGATAACCCAGGTGTGGGCACTCTACGTAAGGTTGCCGAGGCGCTCGAAATGCCGGTCGATGCGTTAACCGGTGCAGGTTTAGAAGTCCCAGTGCTCGGAAGGATCGGCGCTGGCGGGCATGTTGTTTTCGCCGCCAATGCCGACGAAGAGGACGGAGAGTTCGACATGGTGCCGCGTCCGCCCTTGGTAGCGGGGCGATTGATGGCTCTGGAGGTTCAAGGGAGCTCGATGCTCCCTAAGTACGAGTCCGGTGACATCATCTATGTGCGCCGCGATCACGAGGGCGTTTTGCCGAGCTACCTGGGGAAATACTGCGCGGTCAGAACCTCGGACGGCGGCACTTGGCTTAAGATCCTCGCCAAGGGCTCGCGTGAGGGCGTCTATACCCTTCGCTCGTTAAACGCGGAGGACATGACCGACGTTGAAGTTGTGTGGGCAAGCCCCGTTCTTTTCGTGATGCCGAAGCAGCCGTCCGACAAGCAATAGGGGAAATTTCCCAAATTCAGTGTTGACAGCGGGGGAAATCTCCCCCATAACACTCCCAACACAAAGGGAGTGAACGACATGGCTGCAGCGCGGGGGAAGGCGAAAACGGCGGCAATGAAGCCGCGCGCAAAGAAGGCAACCGCGCTAGTCGCCTACAAGGCGTTCAACCCCGATCTGTCGTGCAACGGCTTCAAATACGAGGTCGGCAAGACTTATGAACTGGGCGCTGAGCCTGTCATTTGTCAGCAGGGCTTTCACGCCTGCGAGCATCCGTTCGACGTGTTCAATTACTATCCGCTCGGCTCTCGGGTGGCGCGCGTCACGCTGTCCGGAAAGCTCGACCGTCGCGGCGGTGATGACAGCAAGATTTGCGGCGCGTCGATTACGATTGATGCCGAGCTGACCGTTCCCGATTTCGTCAAGGCTGCCGTGGCGTGGATCGTCAAGGCTGCCAAGGGGAATGTTGCGACTGGCTACAGAGGTCACGCGGCAGCGACTGGCTACAGAGGTCACGCGGCAGCGACTGGCTACAGAGGTCACGCGGCAGCGACTGGCTACAGCGGTCACGCGGCAGCGACTGGCGACAGAGGTCACGCGGCAGCGACTGGCGACAGAGGTCACGCGGCAGCGACTGGCGAATATGGAATTGCCGCCTCGCTAGGCCCCGATGGG